CATGTCGGTTACATCTTTAGTAGTTTCTTTTTCTATAGCTTTAGCTTCTTTAGCTTCTTTTAAGATTTTTAAATCTTTAGCTTGAAGACCTTTTCTTTCTTTTCCATCATCTAATTTAACATCGTATTGTTCAAAATTAGCTCCACGTTCAGAATAAGCAGCTATTACTGTTCCTTTTTTTCCATCAACTTCAACTTTATCTCCTTTTCTAGGTTCTTTTTCTTCATGTAAAGAATTTATATTTTCTTTAAAGATAGCGTGCCAATCAGGTGTTTTACCTTTAGTAACCACACCACCAACACCTTCAGCGATAATACCTCTATTTTTAAGAATACGAACTGTATCTTCAAAAGTATTAACTGGGGTGATTACATCTGGGAATAAATGGAGGGCTGATTTAAAAAAGTGATTTTTATTGCCTTTACCTTCTTTAATAAGGTTGTATTGTTCTTGGAGTGTTTTCATTATACAAATAATTTTATTGCTCGATCAATTGTTTTAATTGCTAAATCAGTACCATAGATTGATCTTTTTTCAGGATTTTCTCTATAGCTATTTATTGTTTCTTTTTTAGCTTTTTCTATTTGGGAAATAAGTTCTTTAAGTTTAACTGCTAATAAATCAAAATCTTTTAAACGGCCTGCTATGTATTCTTTTACATCATCAGAAACATTCAATGTGTTTACAAATTCTTCAACATTAAATTTAGGTATTTCTTCTTCCCACAAATGTTTTACTTCAATACCTTTAGCTTGTTTATTTAAAGACTTTTGATTAACTGGTTTGAATCCTAATTTATAATAGTAATTGTGAGCTGTACCGTCAGCTTTTTTATTAGGGTTAAAAGCATTTGGAGTAGCGTAATTTTCTCCAGATCCAGCTGTAAAAGAAGATCCAGTACCAGTAGCACTCATTTCTTTTAAGCGCTTACGTATAATTTCTTTTATTTTATCTTTATTAATCATTTTACGAATTCTAATTCTTCAATTAATTGATAATATTGTAAAAGATTAACTAATTGATCATCACCTACTTTATCAGTTTTACTTAAAGATGGAAGTATGTTAACTACTTCGTTTAATTTAATTTGAATAGCGGGGTTGGTAACTTTTTTATTTATTTTAAGTAAATGTTCTTTAATTTCACTTACTTTACTATTATAGAATTCTTTTAATTTAGGAGTGTTATCAACACTATTAATAAATTCTTTTAAAATATTCTTTTGACTTGTATTTAAATCAGCGTACTTGTCATTAAATTTTTCAAGTAATACTCTATATGCTAATATACGAATGTCTTTGTCTTGATGTTTGAATTCTTCTAAAATATTTTCTTTAACTTCTTTTTTATTAATATTAGAGTTAGTTAAATGTTCTAAAAGAACTGTTTTGTTTTCTATAATCTGATCGGGGTTAGATAATTGGTCCCCACTGTATATTTCTAATAGAGTGAAAGTAGCAGCTTGAATTTTATAATTTGGAAGTTTGGTTTTAAAAAACTCTTCTAAATTATAATGATTTTTAATCTCTTTAATTAAATTATACTTTTGTCTTCTTAAAATAGAACGATTTAAGTGTTTAGAACTTTCAACTATAGTATTAATTATCATGTCAGCTTTTGCTTCGCTGATGTTATTGTATTTAAAAAGACTCTCATACAATTTGTACTCTCTTCCTAGTTCTGTTTTAGTGAAATATTTTCTTAAAATATTAACAGCTGGGGAATCTACACCTGATAAAGTGTCTGCTGTAATTTGTCGTACAAGGAGTTCAAAGAGAATACCCGTATTTTTATACTTTGAATGTTTAATACTCATTCCAGAAGATATAGTTTTAGTTATAAATATATATGAAAATGTCACTCTCGTAATTGAGACTCATCTAATAATGAAGATTCTTCTTTTTTAAGAGATAATTTTTTATCTAAAGTCTCAATTAATGTTTTATTTTTAAGTTGAGTTTCTAATGCTAATGGAGATCCACCTTTAAAATTATTTTTTAAAGACTTATCTTCACCAGTAGCGTCACCTTTTTTCATACCTTTATTACCTAATCTATCAGAACCAAAAACATTATCTTGTGTATTGATATTAGTAGTTTTTTCAGACGGGCGACCTAATTTTAAATCTTCATCATATCCATCAGGTATACTATGACCAGCATATCTACTAGCACCATATAAAGCAGCTAAATCATGAGGTGTACCGTATGACTTACCTGATTCAAGTGGATCATTACCTTCATTTTCAATTTGTTTAAATCTAAAGATACGCTTTTGGTCTTCAGCTATTAAATCTCTATAGTCATCATATTGATCTTGGCTGAGGTGGAATACATTGTCATAAATCCAATCTGTTGGTAGTATTTTAGAGTCAATGATATTTTTAGCTAAATCTACTTTTTCCTTCATTAACGCAATTCTTTCTTGATCATAAATGATAGAAGGAGTAGTTAATGATAATTCAAAATTAGTTAATTGTTCATTTCTATACCCTTGAGTATATAAGTGAACTAAAGCAATTTTATATAACTCTGAAAGGACAATACGTTGTAATCTATCAATTGTGCGAGCAAAACGAATATCTTCTGCTGCTAAAGTGGCTTTACCAGTTAAATCTTTCTCATAACCCATAAACGCTTTAGGTACCTTTAAAGCAGCGAATAACTTATCTCTTAAGTAAGTTACATCCTCAATTGCTGTGTAATCTAAACCTTTAGTAGGTTCAATTCGAGTAGTTGTATCATTACCTCTAACAGGTATATAAAAATCCTCTAATGAGTTTTGTAAATTATATTTTAAATTATATTCACCAGTTTGTGGATCAACAAACGGTGTTCTTTTCATCTGTGAAATAGTCTTTTGCATAAAGTTTTCTACTTCATTAGGTGGAATAGAACCTACGTTAACATAAAAAATTCTTTTTTCTGGAGCACGGACAATACGATGGATTAACATAGCATCTTCCATTAAAACGTATTGTTTAAATAATTTACGAGCTGGCTCAAGGTATGAACGACCATATGGAAGATAGTTAGTATCCGCTACTAATCTAAAATGAGCCATTTCATAATTATCAAAATAGATAGAGCCATCTTGCTTATTAGGGCTATAAGTACCTGTTCCAGTTACACCATAAAAACCTGATGCTCCACCTGAGAAACCATCTGGGCTAAATCTAAATCTAACTTCAGCTGGGTTTTTAGGGTCATAATTTTCTTCTCTCATAATATGGTAAGCCATATATGGGATGACATTATAAACACCAAACTTTTCAGCGACTTCTAACTTTAAAAAGAAATCACCATATTTACACATTTGTCGAATCCAACTCCATAAGTTAAATTCAATATTTAATACATCATAAAATAAATTATAAAGAATTTTTTGTGTGTCTTCATCACTACTTCTAATTTGAAGTACTTCACCCATATCATTTTTAAGAGTACATTCATCAGCTATAATGTCAAGAGCAGAAGCTACAATAGCATCTGTGTCCATTGCATCGTAATCTGAGTATACTTGGGTACGTAAATATCTCCAGTTGAGGTTTAGTTGGGCTCCAAAAAGTGATGTGCTATTACTTGAGTAAATTCGATTATATCTATCAACTAAAGCATTAGTTTGAAATTCTCCTGTTGATTGGATGCTATTAACATCCATCACTTTTAATTGATTTCCACCGGCGTTACGAATAACTACATCTGTAGAAAATAGTTTCCTTAACCTTGAAAATACACTTGTATCTGCCATTTTAAATTAAATTATGTATATAAATATTACAATAACCAGCTTATATTTTCATTCTGCCCACCAATATTCATGTTATATGGATTAGGTCTTCCATTACTAACAAAATTTCCTTGAGGATTAGGTTTTATAGCTGTTATATTACTTAAAGCTGCTCGAGTTAAATCTAGTCCTTGTGATTTAAATTTTAAAGCTGTGTCACGGACGTACATTCCAATCGCAAAACTCATAACTAAGTCGTCATTATAACCGGACTGCGCTTCAGGTCTACCATTTCTCCATATAAACACTTTCATTTCTTCAAGAAGACGTTTAGATTGTATAACAACACTTTTATCTCCAATGTATTCTCTAAATTTATTTACAACTAATGGACGAGTTCTCATAGACATTGTGAAACCTGGTGTCATTCTTGATGGATCATCTGTTCTTTCTAAATAAGTTTCCGCGTTTAGTGTCTCACTTTTTGGAGAATAATACAAGTTTTTGTATCCTCTTTCAATAATTGAGTCAAGAGTTGACCATCCTATGTTAGCATTTTCAACAATTAATAACGCGTCATTATATTCTGTTGCGATACTCACCAATAAATAACCAAATTCTTTTGGTGATATTTGGCTCTTATATTCAGCAACTTGTGTATTTAATTCAGTATCTATAACATGAAATGTTGAAAAGTCTTTACCATCTCCACGAGCTACGTCAGCAACTACCATATAACTCCGTGTATAATCTGGCAACTCCCATATCCATAAGTTATGATCTATACCACGTTTTTCCAAGGGGTCTTTAATAGAAGTCGCTGAAATAAAATCTAGTTGTTCATTATAAAATACTGTGTCACCTGATGTATTAAAGTCACAATCACATTCTTGTGATGCTAATCGTGGGTCTCCTAATAATTCATCTTGTTTTTTTCTCCAATTATTATCACGTTCAGGATGAACATACCATGGAAGTTTAATAGGTAAGAAATCATTTTCTTGTGCTTCTGCTCTAACCCATGTTTGATGGAACCAATTACCAGTACCATACGGAGTAGATAATACAATTGCTCCACCACCAGTTGCTAAAGTTTGTTGGGCTGAAGCCCATATCTCAGCTATACCTTCAATGAAAGCAGCTTCATCTATAATTAAAAGGGATACTGCTTCTGATCGACCTGCATCACCTGCAGCTGATACTGCTTTAATTTGAGAACCATTACTTAATCGTAATGTTAATTTATTATTTTCTTCAGCATTTATCTTTAACCAAGAAGGTAAGTTTTCAAACATGAATTTAACTTTTGTTACCATGTTTTTAGCTGTTTCTTGTTTAGTAGCTATACAAAGAACATTTTTATCCTTTTGGAATAACATCATCCATAATGAATAACCTGCTACTAAAGTTGATATACCTAATTGTCTTGATTTAAGTACTATATCATATGGATGATCTCTCCATAATCTTAATACTTTTTCTTGAAATGGATAAAGGTTAAATATAATTCTACCACGAGTTGGATGTTGGATGTGGCAGTATTTTTTCATAAAGTGAGCCGGATCTTGGGCACACTTTAAGTATTCTTCCCTTATTATTTGTTTTAAGTCTTGAGACATAACTTTTAATTAAAGATTAAAGAGATTTATCTAATTTTTTCTCTAAATCTTTTTTCTTAGCTGTAAGATCTTTTAATTGAGTTTTAATTTTATCTTTTTTGTCACCCTCAGTTTTGGTGTATTCTTTAGCTAAGTTTTTCATTTCTTTAGATACTTTAGCCAACTCATCTTTAATTTTAGCTACACCAGCATTTTTCTTTAATTCTGCTTTAGTTGGTTCTTTTTCTTCAGATGAATCATCATCTGATTCTTTTAAACCAACATTTAAAGCTACAGATGTCAATTTGGTTGAATCTTTTTTTCTCTCTAAATCATCAGCTGCGTCTCGTAAATCTTTAGGTTTTACTTTTTGGTTTTTAACAGCTGTTTCAATTTTCTTTTGAGCGTCATCATTAACTTCGCTTAGTATTTCTGTGATGATTTCTTCTATTTGGGATTTTAACTCAGATTTTTTCATAATTAATTTGGGTATAAATATTAAAACCCTAAATAAGACTTAATCTGTTCTATTCTTTGTTCTGTAGTGCCTGAGATTATACCTAAGTTTTTCATATTATGTAAATTTTCTTTGATAAGATACTTAATAGTACTGTCAATTAATTCACGATAATTAACATCAGTTGTTCTAACACCGTTATCTTCAATTTGAACTCCTATAGGTGACACATAAAAAATATAATCATATTCCCAAATAAATGGAGCAGCATACTCAATAAATGCTGTTTTATCTTCTCGATTAATTGATTTAGCACATTGAGCAAATGACATTACATCAATTACTGTTCTATCAGTAATAACATCTTCTCTCATCAGTTCAGAACAACGTTCAGCTAAGAATATTGTTTGACCTTTTAATGTACTATCAGTGTTTAATGGAATACCTAAATCACGTAAGTATTTACTACGTTCAGTAGCGAAGAAATAATCTTTAAATTCAGGTAATTCTTTTAAAGCATGTACTAGTGTTGATTTGCCAACACTCATTGTTCCAGTAAATCCTATTTTCATATTAGTAATATAATAAAAAAGGCTTGCATTCGCAAGCCTAATTTGAAGTATTTTAATTTTTATGATCGTGATCCTTTACCCACACTACTCTTAAACCAAGGTAATCCAACTCCATCACGTTTTGCTTTATGGTGACTGTCTTTGTCATGTTGGAAACCATTAATATAATATTCCTTTTTACCATTTGGATGGATCACAGCTGGTCCTTCCCAGTTATGTAATTTTCCATCTTTCATGTAACGAATTGTACCGTCTGTTGATGTGTACTTTTTGGTTTCCAATGTTGGATCTAATTTATACTTTTTTTCTTCCATGTTATTTATTTATATCTAAATATAACATCTTTTTCCCACGAAGCCAAATAAGTGGTTAAATGTTTTCCAAATATTCTAAGAAGTCTTTAAAAACTTCACGTTGCCCTGGTTTAGCTGTGTTGATTGACTCACGAAGAAGTGAAGGTACATCAGTGTGTGATTCAACTAATAATCGTCTAAATGAATCAAGAGTAGTCTCAGCTAATACTAAATCATGATGATCCCCATAATCTTCCAAATCATTAAGGTATAATCTAATATGTTCGTTTAATTTATTTCTTGAATATTTCATAAATAAGTTTCTTAAATTTATGTATAGCTTCTTTAATGTTTTTAATCTGTTGGTTTAACCATTTTAATCTTTCACCCATACGTCTTCCTTCCATAGGTTTTTCTATATTCTCTTCAGGAATATGTTTAGTTAATGGCTTCATATATTCACTACCTGTAAGGAATATGAACTTATCATTTTGTGGATTAATACCAACTGATTTCATTTGTTTTAATGTCTCTTCTCCCCAAGCATCTTTTTCATCTTTAGGCATGTCTTTAAGAGTCTTATCATATGGAGCTAACTCTTTAGTTAATGGTACTAGATGATGCTTAGCTGATAAAATATACATTTTATCTGGCTTAAGAGATTTGCCGTACGCTAACGTTTTTTGGAACATTGGAGAGGCAGAATACAATTCCTGGGCTGGGGCAGATTTATCTAGTTTAGATTTGGTGCAACTTAAGAGTACTATTTTAGCCATTAATATTGTTTAGTAATAAATATTCAGCTACATATATTCCTTGTGCTCCACTAACTGTAATACCACGAGCAGATAAAGCATCACCTACAAAGTGTACATCTGGGAATTCACTTAATGACAAATCATCATAACGAACTAATGGTTCAGGAGACAAATACTTTACTTCAGGAATATACATTCCCCAATTATCACCAAATTGAAACACTTCATTCATTTGTTCAATAAATGTCTCAACATATGAAAAATAACCACCCATTGCTTCTCTAATATCATCTAATGAATAATCATCTACTTGATGGGCTGATACTGTAGTACCTTCAGATGTTAGTCCTGGTTTGCGAGTTTGGTTAGGTGAGTAATATAATCCTTTTCTATTAATTTGTAATTTATTCACTACATCCCTTGACCATTCAAATGGATTATCAATGCCTTTGATTTCCATCAAAATACCAAAATTGGTCATATCATTTCTAAATTCCTCACCTTTCTTAGCATGACCATTATAAGTAATATCACCATATGTTTCTTCTACTGCAACGTAAGCCGCGTTATTATTAGTACAAAATGATCTTAACGATATATTATCAAACTTCTGATATAGTTTAAAATCATAGCTAATATCAATTAGTTTTTGGAAGTATTTTTGTGGTGCTTCAAAACGTACTCCAATTTGTACTGACTTTGGTTCTGTAGGCAATGTATATTTGTTTGATAACGATTGAGCGAAATCAATACCTGATTTGCCTACAGCAAAAATAAGTTCATTATATTCTATTGTATGTGCATCTGTATCGGCATAAAATACTTTATTGTTTTTAAAATCAATTTCTACTACTTCAGCATTCCATAAAAACTTTACACCTTTATCTAACAAATATTGATACCATGTTTTAGCAATTTCATGTAAATAATTTGAACCAATATGCCATACTGGAAATAAGCGTAATCCAAAATATGGTTTAATAAAGTCAGGTTCTGCTTGTGGGTCAGAACAAAAGATTTCTTCTGGTTTAGGATGAAAACGTCTGAAGTTATTAATAACTTGATCCATCAATTCCATTGCTTTCTTTTCACCACAATATTTTGATAATACACCTCCAATTGCAGTATGGTATGTTAATTTACCATCACTCCAACCACCAGCACCTAACATACCTGTCATTACTTCTTCAGGTAAGCGGTTATGTGGGTCATTACCTTTGTCTATAATGGTGATTAAGTTACCAGGATAACCATTATCAACTAATTTGGTAGCTGCATTTACACCAGCTACTCCTGCGCCTATAATTACTATTTTCTTTTCCATATGATATTAATATAATAACTTATTTTTTAGAGCCAAATTAAGCATAGAAAGGGCCCAATCAAATGATTGGGCCACAGCTCCATTAGTTTTTAGTTAAAGCGACCGGCTATGAATCGGTCTATAAATTAAGCTTGAGACTCGTCAGCTAATGATATAAGTTGACCAGCTAAAGCTCTAGCTTTTGATTCTAAATCAGGTCTATCCATTTTAGATATTAAAATATTTAAAGTATTAGCCATCTTTTGACCTAATTCACTTTTACCTATTGGAAGATTTTCATTTAATTGGGTGGCTTTTTCACGATATTGATTCTCAGTAATTACACCAGCTAATTTTTGCATTTTAAGGAAAGATTCATTTAAAGCCTCTTCTTGCATTCCTTCATCTTTAACTTCCATTTTCTCAGTTACATCAGCTTCTTCAACTTTAGCGTCAGTTACTACTTCATCTTTTTTATCTTTTTTACCAGATAATTTAGCAGCTCTTTTTTCTTTAGCTTTTTCAAATTTAGCTTTGGCTTTTTGAAGTTCTTTGATTTCTTTTTTAATACTTTCTACTTTAGCTTCATCAACCATATCTTTTACTTCTTCTAAAGATTCAAGACGAGCTAATTTTTCTTCACGCATTTGGATAGCCTCATCACATTTAGCAACACGAGCTTCCATAGCTGCTGTTTCAGCTGCTTCGTCAATTTCTTTGATATATTCGTTAATTGATTCTCTAATAAGGGAACGTAAATTTTCTAATTTCATTTTATTTTATTTTGTTTTTGTTGTTTATAAATATATATTAAACTGTTTTCTTCTCAACAGCTTTATTTAGTCTAAAATTTCTAACACCTTTAATAGCTCTAATATCAACTAATAACTTTTGTAAATCTTCATCTTTAAATCCAGCTGAATACGGGTGTGGGTCTATTTTTATTTTCAAAATAGTATAATAATTAGAATTACTAAAAGCAGAGTCATTAGGGTTTAAATCTTTAGATGATACAATAGTCACACCAGGTAATGATCTAATGTCAGACATCATGTCTTTTTGAGGGCGTTCTTCAGTATTAGTATGAAGTATACCTTCAATGTTATATTGGATAGATTCTTCTTTAAGTATTTTTAAAGTTAAGGTACCATTTCCTTTAATTAAACGATGCCACTCACCTTTTGGAATTTCAATAGGTTTATTTATTGAAGTAGGTAATTGGTTTTCTAATTGGATTTTCCAATCAGTTTTACCTATAATCTCTACAATACGGTTTTCTTTATCACGATGCCATTTTAACTCAATAGGATCTATATTAGCGTCAAACTCACGAATAATATATTCATCTGTTACTTTAAGATCCTTATATGGAAGTTTTTCTTCTGTTAAACCTGTAGACTCGTAATCATCAGCTCTTAGGTCTGAGATGATGTTTTCAATGGTTGTTTGGACCCAGTCTATTTGTTCAGGAGTAAGATTTTCATTAACAGCGTTTTCTACAAATGAAAAGAATTCATCATCACCTAAATCATATATGTCTTGAAAGAAAAATGATTGAACTCGTTTATCATCAGTATCAGCAAATGCTAAAAAAATATTGTTAATAGCTGAATATATGAATTTACCATAACGAATATCTTCTGGTTCATTTTCTAATTTATCAACTTTAGTAACAATGGCTTGTCTGGTTTCTTTATCGCCTTTAACACCTCTTTGTCCTAGTATCCCATAATAACCTTTAATTAATTCATGAACCAACATTGGAAAACAAATAGCACGAGCTCTAATTCCTAATGCTTCAGAAATAACAATTTTAGAAGATCCACCTGCTAATTTTTGACCACTAGCTACTGATGCTAACATCATAGCAATAGCATCATCATTATCATATATACCAAATGTATTATTCATAATTTGGTTATATTTTTCATATAAACCAGGATTAATCTCATCAATATGAGACTTAAAAATACGGAAAAATTCGTTTAAACTTTTAACAGAAGCACCTTGTGTAATAGCGTTAATAACACGACGACGTTTTTCTCCAGGTGTAGCTTCATCTAATGAAGCTCTAACATCAGATAAACCAACAATTTTAGCATCAACATCTATATTTTCTTGGTTAAGAATAGGATACATGTCTTTAACAATACTAATTGCTAAGTTTTCTAAACGACCTTTATATGGGGCTTCGGCTTTGATAATATCATTTAATAATGCCTGAGATGACATCATTATACTCATAATACTATTGTTTCCAAGTAAAATTTGAGCACTTTCAGCTGACTTAGCGTTTAGTTTAGCTAAGGTTTCAGGACTAAATATGTCATTATATTGAGCCATTATTTATTACCTTGTTTAAATCTTTGAGCTATTTTTTTAGCTATGGCTTTAGCTGGTTCTTCAATAGGTTCTTCAGGAGAAATAGTTCTACGTCTTGTAGGAGTAGAAGGTTTAGTCTCAATATCAGTGTCAGTTTCAGGCTCAGCAATTTGAGGTTGAGGAGCTTCAGCTAATGCTTTTTCTATTTCTTCTTTAATAATTTTTCTAAGATCGCTGATTTTCATGTTTTTTGTTTTTTAATAAATATTTAATTTCTTCTATATCTTGCGGTCTTGCTTCAGCATGTAATGCTACTATTGCTTTAGCATTTTCACTTAAATTACGAGCTTGCAATTGATCCATAAAAGCTGCAGCATTAGGTATTCTGAAGGAGGAATTAGAGGTTATTATAAAGTGTTGCCCATCAGGTTGAGTAGCTATTGATCCTATTGTAGTTCCGCTATTTAAGCGTATAATATATAATTTACTTTGCCCAGCAGATATAACTCCCATCACCCTTCCTCTTCCTCTTAAAGCATTATTTCTACGAGTGACTCCTCTATCATCACGTATTGATGTTACAACACCATTAATTAAAAATCTGTTTTTAACATTTGTAGGTAAAGAATTAATTCCATTTATTAATCCATTCGCGTCCAAATAAGCAACAATATCTCGATTTGCTTCACCTTGAGCAGGAGCAGCTGCTGGTTGAGCGGTGCCTCTAGCTGGTCTTCCTCTTCTACGAGGTGCTTCTCCAGCTGGTTGTTGTTGAGCAGCTACTGGGGTTCCTAAATATTGAGCGGCAACACGAGGTGGAACATTAGCATTGATTAACTTTCCGGTTCTAGAAGATACAACTTTACTTTGTCTTGAATCGTTTTTATTCAATAGTAAATAATTATCATCTACAACTAATGGTTTGTAAATACTATTGTCAGTCATTGGAGGATTAGATCCAATAATATTTTTCTTATCTTGGCCTCTCCATGATGAGTTAAGAAGAGCTAATAAACTTCGATCATCATATCCTATATTTTCTCCACGAAGAAATTCAAAATAAGCTCGAAGTACATCTTCTTCATCAAGAAAATAATATCTAGTTTGTTTAGTTCTCCAACTAGAATTAGATGGTGCAATACTAAAACCTGTTGCTCTACCAACAGTTAAAGGTTCATTATCAACAATTAATATAGACTTATTAGGTACTACTATAACTGTTTTTTGTGTTCCATCCATATCAATTTTTCTTTGACTTACAGGAATAGAACTTATTAAATCTTGAAATGTTTCTTTCTCTATCAGTTTTGATATCTCATTAGATTTCAAAAGATTTAAAGCGCTACTTTGAAGAGAAGTATTACTTGTTTCAGAATTTAAAACATTTTGTACTTCTTCACTAGTAAAAGGTATAGGTGATACTTTATCATCTTTTATTTTAAAGGATGTAAATGAATTAGTATCAATTAATATCTGTCCATCTTCTACATCTTTAACAATAAAACCAGAGTCTGGGTCTTCTTTAGATTTTTCTATGACTTTATCTAATAATGATTTATCTAGAGCTTCACTTGATACTAGTTTTATTAAAGTTTTAAAAGGTATTTTATCTAGTTCAGGATAATCAGTAAGGAATCGTGAGGTTCGTTTATTAAGTTTAATGTTAGGGTAGTCAGCATCTTCTGTATATACTCCAACTTTAATATCACTATCAACATCATTTATTAAAACAATAGCTTTATCATCTTTAGTGACATATATTCTTTGATCAGCTTTGAGATCCCATTTATTTAATTTAACTAATAATTTTTTAACATCAAATGAAAAAGTATCTCTAGTTAAATAAGTTGGAATACTAACTAAATCTCTCATGTTGGCTATGATAGATTTTCTATCTTGATTTGAGAATATCCCTAAATATTTTAATAGAATTTCATTATCAATAATACCACTATTAATAGATATAAAAGTAGCTAATTGTGGATATTCAGGAAGATATTTACTTACAAACTCTCCATTAGAAATATCACTAAATAAATTTTTACCTTTTCTAACTACTAAATACTGTTTTTTAGTTTCAAATGGAAGTTGTGACCATTCTCTAACTGAAATAGGGTTAGATGTGTAAAGTTGGGTTGCTTTTTCAGATGTTGATAAAGGAATATACTTTAATATATTTTTAATATTAGGTATTTCTCGCAACCAAGGAACTTCAGATAATAATTTACTAAAATCCATTGGGTCAGACTCATACGGAGAATTTACTCTGTTAGTATAAACATATCTTTTACTTTCATCTGGGGTATCTCTAACTTGTATAGCAACAAAACTTAATTTATCTGAGTCAGGTAAATTAGTGTTTTTAGCTAGGTAAAATGTAGGGTAACCTCTATCTTTACTATAGCGATAATTACCGTAAGAACCTCTAGTTATACACCACTGTTCACCTCGACCAAAATTAATACAGTTACCTTCTTTACTACCGTTATATATTACAATAGTATCATTATCATTATTATAAACAACATCTGGTGTTATATCTATTTCTTCTGGGGCTTCAGCGCCTGCTGATTTA